ATCAAAACGGGAAAAAGCAGCATACAGAATAACCAAAACTCTTGGTGGTAAGAAAAGGAGAGATAAGTAATGGCAGATTTTAATCACGATATTCCAGAAGAATATCTAGGTGACAGTTTTGATTTTGGATTCACCGCAGCGGACGATGGTGATCTGAACGAACTTCTTGAACTTGATGCCTCTAAAACAACCCCCGATGAGATCGCAGCAATCAAGAGCCAACTCGATTTGATTCTTGAAATGAACTCGACTTGCGAGGGTGCAAACCAAGTCAAAGCACAGTATGACGAACTGCTCAAAGCAAAACTTCTTGAGATCGAGCGTGCCGTTGTTCCTTTGCTTCTGAACCTGAAGAAAAACAAAGCCAAAGACTACATACACTGGCCTGGCAAACAACGGGAAGCCCAGTGTGATCTTCAGATTCAAAAAGTTCTAGGGATGACGAGAAGCGGATTATGAATTTTAGAGATTTCTTACTTGCGGAAGAAAAGAACGACACTGCCGTGATGACATTCGGTAGGTTCCAGCCTATCACATCGGCACATGAAACTCTTATCAAACAAGTTGGAAGTCTGGCAAAAGAGAAAGGGGCACATCCCTTTGTTTTTACGAGTCGAAAGACTGGTGACAAAAAGAATCCTTTGGATTTCAACACAAAGTCCGGCATGCTCCGAAAGCACTATGGAGTCAACGTTCCCGACTCGGAAGAAATTAAAAATCCATTTCAAGCGGCACAACATTTAGGCAAACTCGGATACAAAAATGTTCACTTGGTGCTTGGTGGTGATCGTGTCAAAGACATCGGTGGCATGATAAAGAAATACATGGGACACGAGGATCCAGAGAAAAGAATCAACATCTCAAACCTGACTTTGCACTCCGCAGGTGAGCGTGATGCAAACCCAGTCTCAGGCACCGCTGTAAGAGCAGCAGCACGCTCAGGCAACGTCAAGGAGTTTCAGCGAATGATTGCACCCTCTCTCGGTAAGGAGTCCACAGAGACGATCTACAGGGTGCTACGGGGAGAGCAGCAATTAGGTGAATCACTGGACAACCCATTCCCCACGACATATACGAAAGATAGGTCGTATGACCAAATAAATCACCACTATGCTTTTGAAATGCCACCAGAGGGTAAGCAAAAAAAGAGTAAGACGGGCAAAGTAATGATTTCTCCGACATTCAGGGGACGAGGACATTACGATGTAGAATTTGATGTGGATGATCAAGACACTCCGACTGGGGCAGGAAACACAGCAAAAATTTTCTCAACGGTTGCAAGTTCTCTTGATCAACACTTGAAAAAATACCCAAAAACAAAGGGGTTTGAGGCTATCATACCAGCGGGTATGGAATATAAAACAACTGATACAGGTGAATACGTTCCTTCTGGACGATCAAAACTTTACACAAGACTTGCAAACCGATTGGGCAAAAAATATGGATTTGATGTTAAAGTTGATGACGACGGAGGGGGATTCAGTGGGACAAGAAAAAAAGCCCCCAAATTGGCTGAAGAGGTAAAAGTGAAGTATCCAAACAGAACAGGACCAAGAACTGGTCTTGGCTCGGTCAAGTTTGTAGGATTTACAGATTACAAAACTGGTAAACACAGAATTAAACCAGTGTTTGCACATGAACCATTACCCGATCACATTCAAATATCACTTGGATTAAAACCAAGACCAACAAACGAGGAAGCAAACCCAAGAATCCCACGGAAAAAAGGTCAACCCGCAAAATCCAAAAAGCACTCTGATCTCTACACCGACGAGGATCCAAAAGGCACAATCCACGGTCTTGGCTTTAAGAATGCCTCAGTTGCAAAAGCATCCGTGAAAAAGATCGAGTCGTCGGACAGATCACATGCACATAAAATACAAGCCGCTGTTGCGATGGAGCAGCGAGCAAGAGTAGCAAATAAAGATGCTGCTGCTGCAATTTACAGAAGATATATTGACAGAAACAAAAAATCAGACTAAACTACTACCATGAATGGAAAGCATCTTTTAGTTAACGGTAAAAATGTGACTGCGGACGTTGATGACGAATCTTTGTGGAGAGAAGTCTTCGACAAAACTGTTGACATAACCAAGACAACCAAAATGCGTGACTTTGATCTTGTCAAGTTTCCAGAGAAAGGTGTGACGGCTTTTCTTGTTCTTGGTGAGTCTCACATTTCTGTTCACACATACCCCGAAGATAACGCTTACTACTTCGATGTTTTTTCATGCAAAGATTTTAATGTGACGAGGGTTGTTCGGATTCTTTTGGACATCCTTGGAACTCACGACATGGAGTATGAGTTTTTACAGCGATGAACTATGTGAGTAAGAAACAGTTTTCGGGACAGGAAATGTGGGGACTTTCCACTTGCGTTGATCTATACAATTGCAATTACCGAATTAAGCACGCTGACGAGATCGAGCGATACGTTGTAGAACTCTGTGACTTGATCGACATGAAAAGATTTGGTCCATGTAATGTCGTTCACTTTGGAGAGGATCCAAAGGTGGAGGGATTCTCCATGACGCAGTTGATCGAAACGTCTTTGATTTCCGGTCACTTTGCAAACAAAACATGGACCGCATATTTGGATATCTTTAGTTGCAAGTGGTATGACCAAAGAGTGGTCGAGGCATTTAGCAGAGAATTTTTTGGATCAAACAAATCTGAATGTAAGGTGAATATTCGACAATGAAAATTACAGATAGTTGGGATGAAGCACTTGGACGAACAATTTCAATTGACGGTAAGTTAATCAAAGAGGTTCAGTCCGAATACCAAAACATTAAAGTTTATGACACACTGTCGTTTGGTAAACTTTTGCAACTCGATGGTGTGATTCAACTCACCGAGTTTGATGAAGCAAACTACCATGAGATGTTTGCACATGTTCCTCTGACATCACATGAAAACCCAGAGCGTGTTCTGGTGATCGGTGGTGGTGATGGTGGCATTGTTCGTGAGGTAGTAAAGCACAAGCATGTCAAGAAGATTGACTTGGTTGAGATTGATGAAGAGGTTATTAAAATCTCCGAGGAACATTTTCCAAACATCTCATGTGGTCTACAAGATCCTAGAGTGACTATTCATTTTGATGATGGTTCGTCTTACATTAAGGACTTGGAGTTTCAGTATGATGTTATTATCATTGATTCTACCGATCCGATTAGTGTGGGTGAGTCTTTGTTCACAGAAGAATTTTATAAGGATCTTACCCAAGCAATTCGTAAACACGGGATGATTGTGTCTCAGTCCGAAAGTATGTTTTACAACGCATCTATGATTTCTAACTTGAAAGAAGTTAAGACTAAATACTTTGGATCTGTTAAGTATTATTACACTATGGTTCCGACATATCCTTCGGGAACAATCGGTTTTCAAATTTGCTCTGATGGTCATTATAGCCCACACCACCCAAATGAAAATTATCGACACGGAACTTTAGGATATGATTTGGGTGATCTCAAGTATTACAATGCTGGGATTCACATTGGAAGTTTTCTTTTACCGAATGAGGTTAAACAATGGCACAAATGATTGCAAACATACCCAACCAAAAAGTCTGGGTTCGCAAAGAGTATCTTCAAGATGGACAGAGCGGACACGGTGAATTTGTTGAGGGACACTGGGTCACGGCAAAGAGTTTGCCTGGCAGAGCATTTTATTTTGAAACTTATTTACCAGAGTATGGTGCATTGTATGACAAACTGCCCATCTCTGCCTTTGTTTCTGATCCAGAGAAACCTAAACTGGATCTTGAACTTCCGGACTTACAATTCTGGAACTGTATGGACTATGGTGTGACTGCCATTTATAAGCAGTTTATCGGTAGCATGGATTTTGAAATCTTCACACGATCACATAAGATCGTGAAAGGCACATATCTCTTTACGCTCGATAATTACCACATTCATGCAGACGAGATTGACTTCAGCACTGCTGAGATTCCTTCAGAGCATAAGTCATTTAACTGTCTTGAACTTGAAAACGGTCAGTTTGCCTTATACCCAAACAACCGAATGAGAGTGTATGACAACTCTCTTACTCCCAAGAATCCGAAACAACCTGACTTCAAGGTCAGTACGGAATATTATCAAGTTGAAAATGGCTTTGAATATCGTTTAGGTGATACTGATGAATATTTTTGGAAAACAAAGGATTAATTTATGAAAGTTAAAAACACAAATGCCCATCGTGCGGCAGACAGAGAATACTTTTTTGCCACCCATGTCAAGTCTGAAGCGGGTGTCGGTGAAGATGATGTCGTGATGCTTTTGCTCACGGACAAGGAACTCGAACGGGCCGCAAAGCGTGCCGATAAAAACAAAGAGGACCTGCCGAAATACTTTGCCATCGTTCAAGGCTCGACTGAGCCAATTGTTAAAGAAAAGCCAGTTTGTCTTGATGACACATATGTAGCGAAACCAGTGGAATCTAAAGGATTCTTTGGTTGGTTGATGGGAGATTGAATCTTGACATAGACTCAAATTCTGCTATAATATCCGTATGGCAAAACGAGTCTTAGACCAATTTGATCTGGAGGCAGAACGTGAGGGTTCTGCTGTAAAACGTCACACAATCATTCGCTCCGCTTGGGGTAAGGGAACCATGAAGTCTCGTCGGGGACGGAAGGATGCCGAAACTGCTATTGAGCGAAAGACCGTAAAAGGACATTATCATAGGAGTGTCTAGTGCAAACATCTGCTGTCAAACATGGGATCTACAACATCCATAAACAATTACATTATCGTGAACTCTCCGAGTCTGCGGTTGGTTGGTTTTTAGATAAACACAGGTTATCTGATACTTGTGTTCTTGTTAATCTTCAAACCTCTAAGCAACTTGATTGTTGGGGAACTTGTCACGAAGGTGACAATGATGATTATATTGTCAACGTTGCCACGGATCAAAGCATCCGTGACTTCCTTGCAACTCTGATGCACGAACTTGTTCATGTTCTCCAGTGGGAGCGTGGAACTTGGGAGGGTGACGGAGAGGAAGAGGCAGAGAAGAAACAATACAAACTCACAGACAAATTTTGGAAGGAGGGGTTGTTATGATGGGAATGTTACTTTTTGCATTGGGTGGATTTACATTTGGTCTGATCTTTGGTGTATGTCTTGGATCGGGATTCATTGATACTTACTGGAGATAAGATGAATTGTATTGATTGTGGTGAAAAAATTTCCGAGATTCGACTTGAAGCGAATCCCGATACAGACTATTGTGTGAAGTGTGTTGACAAACACATCCCCAAAGTCCGTGGTTATATGATCTATGGTCATAAGACTGCGGGTGAAATTGTTATTGCGAAGGGTAAAGAAAATATCCGTCGCTTGGAAAGAGAATATCATAGGAGTCGATAATGGCAAACAGCAAACAATCAGCCGTGAAAGCGAAGCATCGCAAACGAAAGAACCGAAAGCGTGAACTTCGTATCGAAGAACTGCGAAACGCAAAGAGGAAAACTCTTCGTCAAATGAGGAACGAAGGTGGACTTCCAACAATTTTGGAGGAGTTGATCTGATGTATGGGCTTTGGCATAACGAATTGAATAAATGGATGATTGACAGATTCAATCACGAAACACAGGAAGAAGATGTTGTTCTTTTCAAATCAAAAAAAGAAGCACTCGAAGAAGCCGATATTATCAATCGTGAGTGGTCAAAGCGAAACGGAAAGATGACAATGAAAAAAACCGAGGAAGTAAAAGTCAAGCAGTACCGAAAGACAAAGAAGTGAGTCAATACCGATTACACATTGATATTCCACTTGGCACGAACGAGGAAGAAGCAAGGAAGATTGCTCGCAACTTTGTTCAGTCTCACCTTGACTTCTCAAGCACTTCCAGCGATGGTGTCAAAGAAGTAAATTACCGACTCGGACACGATGAGGATCGACAACGATCAAACTATCTTGACATCAACGAGAACGGTCATTGTAGTAATAAAAAACTTCGCATTAACTATGTTTAAGTTTGGAATGACATGGCTAGATTAATTGAAACAGAAGTTAGTGAGTTAAGTGATGGGATTATAAATCAAATCCAAAGACTCGCTGAAATTCAACTAGAAAATGGATGGCATCAACCACAAGCCATAAAAAATTCTATTTACTCTCGATTCATCGGAATGTATAAGATTATTCACGAGGAAGATGGAGTAATGTATATCGGCATGGGTAATATAAACCAACGAAGGGTGAGACACGTTGGTGTGTTTAAAAATAACGGGAAAGCAATGGTTTCGGGAAATGGAAGATCATCAGACTCCCCCGTTGCAAGAAAGATGTATGAACACGATTCGGATATTAATCGGTGGAGCATCAGTTTCATGACACTGGATGATGACATTGATCGTTTCGTTGCCGACGCTGTTATGAAAAGAATTGAGTGCATATTATCTGAGGAATGTAGTCCGGTTTTTTCCACAAAACACATGGTGGGTAAATGAAAGAGTTTGATTACAGTTTAGATTATGAGAACATTAACTTTCGGAAGAATCCCGAACTCTATCGTATTGGTAGAGGTGAACAAGGAGTATTGCTAGTTGAACCATATAAATCGGAAATCTGTCAACATTGGAGATTCCGAACTCCAGAAATTGCAGAAGTATCGTCTGCTAAAATCACTTCTATGTTTTATGAGTATCTTATTTGCGATGACTTTGTTGGTGCTGATATGGCACGCAAGTTCCTCATGATGGGATGGACGAGAGCAAGACGATACGCAAACCATCGAAGTGGAAAAAAGTATGATAACAAAGGCAACGTGAAACCACAGGAACCAGATCACTGGACTTGTGAGAAAGCGGAGTCTGCAAGAATCTTCAAAAAATCATATGATGAGGCTAGACATAACCCAACTTATCGTGTAATGTATGCAAACTGGAGAGCATATGAAAGCGCCGTGGGAGGAATAGGCATTTCTCAGGACGACTTATAATCGTGCAAACTTGGTTCGATTCCAAGACGGCGTATTGTAGAGCATATACATACTCTACTGGTTTAAAACATGTTTTAATCGTTTTTTGTAAGGAGAATGCCAATGGCAGATCATGAAATTGTAAAGAGAGCGTTTCTCAATAAAACCCCGGCTCGGGAAGACTTCTTTGTTCTTTCTGTGTCAAACATCGTCGATGTTCTTCCCGGTCAAGTGATCGAAGCATCACAAGTTCAAGACCTCTTTGATGCAGGTGTTGACGTTACCATCAACCTCCCAATGCCTCCTCAAGGTGGCATGGCTCCTCCCCAAGCAGGGGCACAACAGTTTCGTGATGTCGAAACTGAAAAGCCCGGTGGTTGCATGAATTGTGGTAAGAAGAAAGAACAACAACTTGATGGTGACATCATCGAAGAAGAAACTTCAGTCGAAGTCGCAGAAGTTTCTGAGTGATCTAAGATCACAATCGAATAAGAAAGGGAGCCTTTTGGCTCCCTTTTTTAATATGAGTATCCCCCCATTGATCCACTTGATGGTGGTGATGGGGGAGGTGTTGGTGTTACAGTTGCTCTTCTTGGTGCCGCTGTGGGTACTGGTGTGGGTGCTGGTGTTTGTTGCACATAGGTAATCGCTGCTTGAGTTCGTTCTGTGATTGAGTAACCCGGATCAACCACAACCGCATTTGTATCTGTGACATCGGTATACTTACCCACAAACACTTGCTCTTCTACATCAGGGTTATCGTTAAACAAACAGTTAGTGTCTTTGCAAGAAACACCCGGACTGAAGAAACCACCTTGATGCTGACAAGCAATCCTGTTAACATATCGTTTCTGGAAACCACCCGGCTCCGGAACGCAACAGCAACCAACTGCACATGGTGTATCATAGTCTTCACATTTGTTCAGTAAAGTTCTGTGTGTAGCGTTTTCTGGACAACCCTGTCCCAGAGTTGATGTGCTACATGTGTATGAAGTAATGTCTCCAAACTCATTTTGTGTTGGGGTACAACAAAGAAGTGGTTCGTCCGGTCCATATTCACTTCCGCATGGATTTCTTGGATCGTCGCAAGATTGTCCAGCAAAAAATGTTTTGGCACTGTCAACACTGTCATCACAATCTTCTGGTCTTGTCGTTTCACCATAGGTGATAATTGATCCGTCTGGAAGATACTCTACTTGACAGCAACAACCATTACACGGACCGGATTCACACTCTGCACCGGGATTATGTAATCCACCAAGTCGATCACAATCATCTTTTGTTAAGTTGTCAATCGTTGTATTACCAACACAGCAACATCCTTTTGGTGACGGTGTTCCTGTCGGTGAAATTACTGGACCTAAACACTCTGGACATTCGGTCTGCATAAGTGATTGAACTCGTGCCCAGTATTGATTTGCTCTCGCACATGGTCCACCACCTTCCGCTTCGTTTGGATTCTGATAACAACAATCCGGTTTTTGGCAACATCTATGACCGCATGTTCCCTCCTTATGCATTTTTGCTAAGTCTTCGCATGTGTAACATGTGTGTCCGTCTTGACGACTCTTATGTCCACTACCTGTGCAAGCAGGGAGTCCACATGTTCGTTTTCCTTGATTTCGAGTCCACCTTCTATACCAACAATAGACAATAAGTCTGGACAGTTTTAACTTAAATTGACAACATTCCACTTGAAGCAGTAAAGGAAGTTCGCTACAATCTCGACAAAGCAGTTCATGTGCATTTGCCGGTATGTCGCAGCAGTGTGGTTCACTTTGTCCTCCACCATAACGACAAACGCTTCTTGCGTCTTCGATGTACGCTGGGAAAATTTGGAATGGACCACAACCATTAGCCGTGGCGGACGCTCTAGCATCGCATTGTTTAAGCGGCTGTTGATCATCAAACGGATTTCTCCAATCACCAGACTCAACCGCTTGAATCGCTTTGAACAAACACTCCATACAATTTGTTTGACATCCTCGTTGTTCACATGTGCAACAAGTGTTTACTCCACCGGGAAAGTCTGGAGGATCTCTTAATGTTGGGTAGTTTCCGTTCGCTATGTCTTCGGGACTAACGGTGATGTATTCGGGATCATATGGAATTGATCTAGCATAAGTTTCATCATCGACATAGTTACCGTGAAATTGTTGACCCAGCACATCAAGACCGTTTGGCATAAAGTAGGTAATGCCGTCCAAAACGTGAATATGATACCCAATAAATCCTAGTTGTCTTTCTTCCTCGTTTCTGGCTTGAGTTGGAGTTGGACTTGCGGCAACTGCGGACTGGGCAGTATTGTAAAGCGGATAATATCCACTAATTGAAAACGGACCAATTGCTCTTTTTTCTTTGACGTTATAAAGTCCAAGATAATATTCATATAGAGAATCAGAGTTACACGGAAGGTAATACTCTTGATCATTTACTTTTTGTGTTCTGATGCCGGGACAACCCAACATAGACGATCTCTTGACTGCTTTTTCTTCAGTGAGGAACATGTCATAGGCTTCAAAAATAGATTCAGAATAATCATTCGTCCGAATGACGGGTGATGTTACAGAAGACTCATTTGATGCTTTTTTAACGACAATCTCACCACCAAGATCCGTACCCTCGATGTACCAATAATAATTTCTATAATCAATCGGTGGACGGAATGTAACATAAGCACCAACAGACCCGAGAGATCCAGAGCGATCAACACCGCTACTAAATTCACTTGCACCTACATTACTTCCACCACGAACTTTTGATATCGCAAATCTTTTTCCTAAGTTCTTCAAACTAGGATCGGATAAATCGAAACGATAATATTCACCCGCAAAAAGTTCTATGTTTGTTTTGCTTTCATCATTAATGGTAAACGAATCGTTATTGTATTTAATATCAAATAGTTCTTTTACAATCTGACGAATTGACCGAGGGACTTTAACTTGTCCAAGCGTTTGAACATAGTCTCTATATTCTCCCGTGGAAAGAAGGTTTGTTGGAACAACCTCCGGTTCCTCTGGTTGCTGTGTTAGCAGTTGATCTGAACTCTGAAATGTTTCGGGACAAAGATCACAACTACCATCCATTGGACCCTCAACATTTGTTAAGTTATAATCTTCCCTGTCCGCTCGAATTGTAGCCCAGAAATTATAGTTTTCCTCACATTCCACAAACTGATTTGGTTCGATATATCTTTGTGTGTTTGTGTCAAAGATTGTTTCTTTTGCATAGTAACAATTTTTAAACTTAGTGTCAGAGCCTCGACCCTTGAAGAGCGTTATAATAACCGGAGATCCAGTAAAGTTTGCCTCTTCAAGCCTTCGATTGACAGAAATAATTTCTGTGCCGTCACTGGCAATATCAATGTCGGTAATTTTGTATAATTTGTTTTCGTTTGCTGCCGCAGATGCCCCAGAAAGTTTTAATGTATCACCAATTAAAGCACCTAAGTTTGCAAAGGATTCACTTGAGTCAACACCAAGTTCATTTACAATTTTATATGATTGTGTATTATTTGGTGGAAGAGTGATTCCAATCAAAGGTGTAGTATCAAAAAAGTTTGACTTATAAATGTTTCTTTCTGTATCGTAAGAAACACCAGAGACAGGGGTTACTAAAATTCTGTCGTCACCGATGAATCTCTTAAACGTGTAGGTTCCTGAAAAGTCGGCTTTGATTCCTTGGATAGAATCTGAGTAATTTGCATTTTCAATGGTAAACTGTTTGTTTGTTCCTTTTTTTCGGAAAATTGATTGGAACTCATCCAAGTCCAAACGATTTTTGACACTGGAGTAGTCAACGAGAACATCAGTTCCCTGAATAATAAAATTTGGTTTACTCGTTAATCTTCTCTCGGAAAATAAATCATCCTCTGAGTCTATAAACCTCAGTCCTAAAAAAGTCTTTGAATCTACAGCGTTTAATCTTCTGTTAGATGCATAAGAGTCATTATAAATGTCATTATTCATATTAAGAACCTAAGTAGTAAACAGTTTGCGCACCTTTGCCACCGCCGGATCGAACATAAATTAATCCAACATCGCTAACGTTTATGAAACAAGACTCACCGGGTTCAAGTGGATATCCTGCCCCCGCATTCAGTGTCAATGCAAAGTTTCCGACCAGAACACTATCTGTATTGTCAATGTCTGCCTTAATCTTAACACCAACTTTAACCGACAGACCACTTGTGATTTGTATCGCACCAGTCGGGGGTACGGATTTTAATCCAGCATGGATGATCCCCGGTTGCTCAGTTTCTGAAATCTTAACTTTGACATTACCAGAATTAAGATCATTGCGAATTAATGGGATGCTATCAGTATCTTGATTAATACCAGAAAGATTTGTGATAAGAGGTTTCGAGGAACTTTCAAGAGAATTTACAATATTTGTATCATCAATTGTTTGAGTTCCGCTGAATGAAACCGGAAGAGAGGACAGAGAGGTGACGGGAATCGCACCACCATACTCACCCTTAACCAGCACTGGTTCACCACCAGAAAGTCCCTGAACTCTCAAAGCGTTACCTGCGGAGTCGTTTGTAACCCCAGTCGTTGCAGAAACGGTTACATTCGCAGTGAATGATGTGTTGGTGACTGCAACTTTCAGAGAGTCTCCAGAGAATCCTGCGGTTGAACCGGATCTGTCTTTTGCTAAAACAACTGGAACATATGGTGTTGCGTCTGAGCCGAAAACTTTAATACTGTCGGTTGCAGCAAGAATTGTTCTACCACCAGAAACCCCAATAACACTGTTTTCAATACTAACACTGTCCGTTGAGTGATTTAATCTTCTTCCACCAGTTACCGCAATTGCGGTGGCACCACTTAATCCAAAGACGGCAAGTCCAGTATTATTGGAAACATTTACCGTTCCTGAAACGGGAACAGGGAAACCACCACTAATACCTTGAATGGTTCCCGTGATACCAACGTTTCCTCCCGTTGAAGTTCCAGCAACTTTAATAAAGTTATTCGTTACACCTGTTGGCACTGGCTCAAACGGAACAACAATTGTTGCGTTACCAGTAAGACCAACCGAACCAGAGACACCAACAAGTTCTTGGTTACTTTGAATTGTGATTGGTAATGGGGTACTTGCCGAAACACGAGTGCTTACAGTGTCATCACCAAAGGCAATTTTCTGGATAGGAATGTGAGCGTTGGTAATTCCAACCCCAGATGAAGCGAAATCTGTTGCCATATTGGCTGTGTTACCGCTAATGTCGATGATGATGTTTGATCCGGTATCAGGCATTTAAAACTCCATAAATAGTTTTGAGTTGACTTATCTTCCGAAAGGCCTTATAATTCTGTCATGGTATTTATTGATCAAGAACAAGAAAAGTTTTGTAAACAAGTTGAAAAATATGTTTCCGAAAATGGTGGAACATATTTAGACGCTGTTTTATGTATATGTAAAGAAAATAACATCTCACCGGAGGTTGGTGGAAAAATGATTTCTAAACCTCTAAAAGAGAAGTTGCAAATGGAAGCGATTGAGTTAAACTATCGTTTGCCCAACGTTGGGGCAAGTTTATTTTGAAGTGGGGAGTTCCCACCAAGTATCAGACCGAGGGAGATCCTCGGGGAAAGAAAATTTATGAGTTTTAAAGACATGAAAAGAAAGTCTGTCGGTAGCATTAGCGAACTGACAAAAAAACTGGAAAGTTCTGAAAAGAAAAATTCTTATCAGGATGATCGGTTCTGGAAACCAACTCTTGACAAAGCAAGTAATGGAATGGCTGTGTTCCGCTTTCTCCCTGCACCGGAGAATGAGGATATGCCTTGGGTGAAACTCTACACCCACGCTTTTAAGGTTGGTGGTCGTTGGTATATCGAAAACTCTCGCACCACGATTGGTGAAAAGGATCCAGTTTCAGAGATGAACTCAGAACTCTGGAACAGCGGTCTTGAATCCGACAAGGACATCGCTAGGGATCGTAAGCGTAAGTTGTCTTACATCTCAAACATCCTTGTTCTAAAGGATCCGGGCGCACCCGAGAATGAGGGAAAAGTGTTCCTCTACAAGTATGGTGTGAAAATCTTCAACAAGATTCAGGAAGCAATGCAACCTGAGTTTGATGACGAAGATCCTATCAACCCGTTTGATTATTGGGCTGGTGCGAATTTCAAGTTGAAGGTTCGTAAAGTTGGTGGTTACATCAACTATGACAAGTCTGAGTTTGAATCACCTTCCGAGTTGCTCGGTGGTGATGATGCCAAACTTGAAGAGTTGTGGAAGACAGAACATGCTCTTCAAGCGTTCGTTGCTCCAGATCAGTTTAAGCCTTACGATGAATTGAAGAAGAAGTTGCAGGATGTAGTCGGTGAAGACATTCGTGCAACGGAATCGGATTTCGTGAGTCAAAAGACTGCGGAGGATGTTGTTGTGGAGGATGCGACCTCTTCTGACAGCGGAAATACAGAGGGTGAGGAAACTGACGCTTTGTCATATTTCCAAAGTCTGGGTAACGAAGACTGATTTCATTTTTCAGATGGATGAAATCGAAAAGCCCCCGCTTCGGCGGGGGTTTTTTTATCCGTTTCCTATTCTCCAGATAGGGAACATTTTATTTGCCATACCTATCATGTCAAACATAGTTTGACCACCTCCACCTCCACCGAGTCCTGTCGCATGAGGTGTCTTTACTTTCGCTGGATTTGAAGGTTTCACTCTTGGTGTGTTTGCTTGTGAAGTTTGTTCTCTTCCGGACTGCGAATTTCTATATTTTTCTCGCTGTTCTTGAAGAGCGGAAAGTTGTGCGGAAAACTCTTTCATTTTTTGCTCTCCCTCCATCGTGATAAGTTCTTCTCTGAGTTTTTCTCCTCTTGGTGCTGGTCGATAATCAATCCCACCGGGCGCCTGTTCATCTCGATGTCGTTGCACAACAGCCCGTGCGGCTCCCAAGTAGTCTCTATCCTTGTCCATAGCATCCGTCATCGGGTACATATATTTTTCATTCCGAGGATCAAATGGACGGCTAGGAAGCACTAATGGATTGTTGTCCATACCTCTGTCTATTTCTAGATCCACTGGGCTACCTTGAGGACCAATGCCATTGATTGTTAATAAGTTCTGTCGTTGTCTTTCTGCACGTTCAAAGACATCTATACCAGCCTTACGCACCAATCTTGCCTTACTCTCCTCATTTTTTCGATCCAAACCCGCAAGTCTTTTTTGTCTATCTGATCTTGCTTTTTCTTTTTCTGCTGCTTCTTTCTCTCGATCTGCAAACATCTTTTCCCGTCTTGCACGCAAATCCTTTCCCGGTTCTCCAACACTCTTCATTCTTTCTTCTGCTCGTCTATCGAGTTTAGCACTCTGAGATTCTTGAGTTTCTGGTCTTGGAATTCCTCCGGGCCCATACCTATCTCTCAAATCCATCGCTAAAACCGGTCTTCGATCTCTTTGCATTTGTAGATACATTTCTGGATTTACTTTCTCTGCGGTTTTCAAAATCTGTTCGGCACGATCTGGAAATCTTTCTGCCTGTGTTATTAGGACTTGAATCTCTGCACGATCTTTTCTGTTCTGTATCCCAGAACTAAATCTCTCTGATTCCACTTGTCCGGGTGTTTTTAAAAGTCCGGGTGTAGTGGGAGCAATTTTGTCTAGTCTTGCTCTAAATTCTTGATTGTATGAATCCATGTCAGATGAAGGAGATGGGTTGGTTATTTGCCTAAACATACTGGAAATTTGAATTTCATCGGCGTTTGGCATAAGATTTCTTGCCATCGTCCCGAAACCCTCTTTACTCATGGGCATCTGATTATAAAGAGATCGTAATCTTTCTAGTGGAATCACAGCCTCTGGTCCATTTTCACCAATCAATGCTTGTGTTGGACTTGTAACAATACCACCTGTGCGTAATGCGGGAAGTTGTGTCATACCTTTTTCAGTTTTAATCACTGCTGTCTTGAAAGTATATTTGTCAAGTTTTTTGATATCTCGTGGGTCGATTTTTTTGAATTTAGTATCTTTTGGTGTGTTCTTACTCAACACTTTTTGTACCATATCTTTTAATTCATTAAAGTCCTTTTCGTATGAAACTTCTTTTGTTTCAGAAACAGACTCCAACTTTTCTTGATCAAATCCTCTACTCTTACTGGTGAACTGAATTGCATTGAAAAATTCAACCTCACTCATTGGAGTTGGTGTAGTCTCTTTCTTCCGCTTTCTCCCCTTTTTCTTTCCACCAAGAGAGTCTATAATTTTATCTAAGGGTTTGTTTTGCATTTTGTCTTTCCCGTAACTTTTTGTTTTCCTCTTCGATATGTTGTTTTACTAATTCAACATAAATGTCTCTTTCCCACGGAATCATCATGTCGGTTTCAAGTAAACTCATCTTAAAGTGTATAAACAAATCAAAATTAATTTTAAATATTGTTTCTAACGAGTCATGGCAAAGACTTAGCCGAAAAAATCTTTCATTCCCTCCAACTTAATTGATCTTTCCGTACCGTCCGATGTTCTGTATGGTACATCCATTGTAATTTTTGGTTGCTCAAGAAGGTAGTCTTGAATTTTATAATATTGTTCCTTTGTGAGATTTTCCAATATGGTTTCCTTTTCCGTCGCACTCAAAGAAACACCTTCATACACTTCGTCTTCCACAACAATTTTTTCAACACAGTGTGAAAGAATACTATCAAAATCCGTGTTACTCTCTTCAATGTAATCTCGAACCATAGGAGAACGCATATGAAAAGTAATTGCATCGTTTATTTTAATTTCAGAAGCCGGATTGTTTCTTGAAATTTCAATTTTTGTTAAATCAATTCCAATTTTGACGTTTTCACCCGTTTCTGGACAAGTAAAAATCGGTTCCACCATCTCAGAAACAGATTTTGATCGAATTTGACAAAAAAGGTATTCTAGATCGTGCATTGGAATCTTCTTTGCATCATTGACGTTATCCACGCAGTTTTCAACGACTGCGGCAATCGCTAAAAGCATTTCGGATGACTTTTCTGAATCTGCCATCATCAAAACTCTTTGCTCTTTCATCAAAAACGGTCTAAATGTGGTTTTTGATCCCGTTGACGGAATAACTACCTCATATTTTGGTAAAGTTGTTTGTATCGCTTCAAGTATGCTCATTATCTTCTCCTATTATCAATAACTTGCTGGGTTGCTTCCCAGAGATCCAATTTCGGGTATGTATTCTTTAAATCCAATTGCCACATTAAGCATGGCAAGTTGATTCATTTGCTCTTGCGAGTATGTTTCTTGAATGATGGTTGAAACATAAGGTTCAATGACTCGCATTTGCCATCTGATGTTATCGTTCATATCCAAAAAAGAAATCCTCATGGTTGAACCTTCCGCAAGATTAACATAACTACCGCTGCGTTGAAGGTAGGCATCAGAAACGTCTTGAGTTAATGGGTAAAACCTGTCTGCCCATTTTTCAAAAAACGCTCTGGTGAACCAATTCTGATCTATAAAAAATCCAAGTAGAATGGTTGCTTCTCCACCATACGCTCTTCTCATCGGAACTATTCGTGGGTTTGAACCTTGGGCAACGATATCGTCTGGCATCCCAAGAAAACTTCTACCGGGAAGAGATACCGTTTGTGCGGGCATACTTAAAGTACCAATCCCCTCGACGTTAATAAAAACCTCGAACCGATTTGCTCGTTGAAGTCCTCTGGAAATAACTTTCCATCTTAGTGCATCGGGGTTTGATGGATGTCTTGATTTTGCCATTAAAATATTTCCTTTTCAGTTAAAACCAAAAATTCCCAGTTCTTTTTAGAGCAAAAATCCTCGGCTGCCCTCCATTTCGCTTGGTTTACAACATATGTAGCACATTCGTTTGCATATGTGGCTTTTCTTTTTTTACCTCGCTCTGGTTTTTTTGTTTGTTTAAATGGTTTAACCTCAATAACTTTTGTTTTTACGTCACCAGTATTTTCTTTTATCCTAACGATAAAGTCCGGAAAGTAACGATGTCTTCGATTGTCCAGAGGAGAAATGTACGGTATGACTATTTCTTCACTTCCCCAATTTATCACATTTTCGTTTGTATCAAGGTATTTGCAAACACGACGTTCCCATAGTGACCTACATATAATGTTGGTGTAGTCACCTACATACTTAGATTCATTTAACGGTTTGTAAACTGTTTTGTATGCCATACTATATTTAGGTGGGGGTAACAATGGCTGAAGAAGAATATGAACCCGATTTGCTCGATAATCAAATTGCTGGAGCGTATCCAACGAATAATGTTAATTTGGAATACCCAGAGTATAGACAAAACGAAGTTAGATACTGGCTCAACTTTTCTGCTAGAAGATATAGTAACAGAAGAGCAGAAAAAGCAGGTGGTGGACGAAAAGGTAAATTAGTAGATATTACATTACCAATGCCCACAAATATGAACTCAACATCAAATGTTAATTATGAAATTGATCAAAGCAATGAAACACCCTTTATTGAAGTCATACAAAGTAGTCTCGATCAACTCATGGCTGGGAACGTTTTAGGTGCGGCAAAACGTGCTATCGGTGGTATTCTTGATCCGTTGTCTGAAAGTATTATTGACTTAACTGTTGGTGGAAATCTTGGTCGAGTCAGTATGGACACGGGTGAGAGTTTATTCCAATCCGCAAACCCCAGAACATTTAACTTTTCGTTTGCATTGATCGCTAGAAATGCAAGCGAATCTACAAAGATTGGTAGAATTGCAAAAGCGTTTGAAGCATATGCTCTTCCCTTCCCTGCAACCAGCCTTGCTGGTAACATCTCTGCCAACGCAATGATTCACCCACCACTTTGGTCGTGGTCTCCATACGTTACAACTCCTACTGGATTTGGATTTGTTCAAACGAAAGAACAAAAGCCAAATTTAGAATTTTGGACAAGTAGTCCGCAAACCTCCGTTCTCACTCAAGTTAGTGTTGATAAAACACCACTGAATACCATTTCTGGTTCTGGTAGTGACGCACCAATCGCAACAATTATTACTTTACAATATTTAGAACTAGAGCCAAACATGAATGTTAACGGAAAAATTAGAAGTCGTTCTGCTATTACAAGTAAAGCAGGTCAAAGTATTGATGCAAGTGGATTATTTGGCTGATGGAATATTTTAACAACTTTCCAAAATTGAAGTATAAATTTCCCAATAACGTTTCAGTTGAAATGTTAGATATCTTTCGTAATGTAAAGATGAGACGTTTTTTGGATAAACCTGAACTTTTTGAATATTACACCTTAACTGACGGAGAAAGACCTGAAGGTATAGCAAACAAATATTATGAGGATCCTTCATTATATTGGTTAGTCCTCATGTCAAACGATATTGAAGATGTAAACACTGAGTGGCCAAGATTTACTGCGGATGAGGATAGAACTCTCACAAATCAATACTCCGGATATGCGTTTTTCTTTGATAATGAAATGGAACTCCAAAAAGGTGATATCATTACAAAATATGATGTTTCCGCAGAAGGTACAGTTTCTGGGGATTATGGTGTTGTTTATAACCATGATTTTTCGTTAAACAAAACCGAAGTAAGAAATCACAATTTTACTTCATCGACCATTACAACGGGAACAACTGGTCTTGGTGCGTATTATGTTTTTCGTGAAACTTCCAACGGACAGTTCACCACTCTTGGAAATCAGTTAACACCAAAAAGAATTGAAAACTTAAAAGATGCCGTTTTATATTTTAGACACAAAGATGGTTATGTAGTAAGTCCAGCATTAAAACTTACCACGGCTTCTGCATTTGATAATCTTGATGTTAATTTATTTCCAACAAATAATCTTAAAACAAGTGTTAATACAGTTTTACAAAAATATTTAAATGGTAGAACAAATATTATAGAAGACGCAAATATTTCAATTGTCGCACTTCAAAATCAGTTGGATGAAAATTCCTCAAACACTATACGTTTGCTTAGAAAAGAATTTGTCGGTCCAGTTGTAGGTGAAATTAGAAGACTTCTCTCCGAGAGTGGAAGTCAAAGTTCGATTGTTTCTTTGTCATCTGGAGGACTTGGTGGTTATGGTTGATGCTTCTGTTGCGAGTTTTAATTTACGTTCTGCTGCAATTGTAAAACGATCTGGAAAAATAATTGATATCATGCGAGGTGATATCACTCAAATTTTCGACCGTCTTGAGATAATTGAGGATATCTTTACTCCCGGTGTTCACGGAAAATTATTGTTCCATGAACCAAATAACATTGGTGAGGCTCTACCTCTTGTTGGTGGTGAACTTTTGTTTCTTGACATTGAAACACCAGAAGTTGCAAACTCAAGGAAACAACTTCGTTTCTTCGTTCACTCTCTTAGTCCAGCAACCGATGAGGTTCAAGGAGCAATGCTTGGTAACGAAAAAAGATTGACATGGGTTGTAGAATTTGGTGGTTCCGAAACTGTTTTTTCCAACTATACAGCCTCTGCTATTTTTGAATACAATGAAGATGGTGATGAGGAGGAAAGCGACACAGATGAAGTCGTATTGAAAATTGCAACATCAACGGAAGATAATGGGGAGTCTGACGAAAAGGGACTTGTAAATATTCTTGCGGAAAAGTTTTTTAACCCATCTGAAGAAAACACAAACAGACTTGACATGGACATCGAGCCAACGGCAAATTATGTTTGGTTAAAGAAAAATGAAACTCTTTACCCTCACAGAAAACCCGTTGGTGAACTACCTCTTATAAAGTTAATGAATTATTTGATTGAAAAATCAATCCCAGAAACAAATATTAATGCTGCAAACTATTTGTTTTGGCAAGACCTTGACGGATGGCATTATAAGTCTGTAAATAAAATTATTGGTGATTACGAAGAGCGAGATATAAGAAATTATATTATTGAACAAAACACCCCCGGTGATTTAAGAAATGCTTTTTTAAACTTTGTTCCAACGTCTGATTTTTCACCACTAAATTTATTCCACAACGCAGCACTCATCTCTGAGTATGAGCGTGTAGATCCAAATTATGAGGATCCTTATCTAGATTTCATTTCATCAAAAAGCACGCATCAAAATGCGAGTAAACTGGTTCAATATTCATATTTTGAAGAGTTTGATAAAATCAAACGAATCGAACAGTATCCAATTGTCTCGAATGAGTTTGAAGAATATACTCCCAGTGTCGCTGTCAGAAGATATGATACAATGCACGGCTACTATGAGGATTCAATATACAATGATCCTCAAATTAGAATGAGAAACGAACATACAGAATATAGTGAAGTTTACAAAAAAGATCGAGACACTGATTCTAGAGTTCTATGGCAGCCCATGTTTGATCATGTTGAATATGATGGTAGTATTCTGAAAAAACTTATTCAGTTTAAGAAAGAACAAAAGAAAAAGAAAAAAGAACTAGAGGAAAAAAGAGAACTTAAAGAAAAGTGGTCTGCTTATCGTTGCTCTATTTGTTGTTTAAAGAACTACAATCCGGACGCAGGATATACTGGTGACAAAAACACTACAAGTGGTGATAATGATTTTAATGTTGCGGCGGCTGGAACTTTAACTGATGCGGTTAATTATGATCCCGATGATCCAAGATCAAATGAAAACGGCTTCTTTTCAAGTTATCAATTTGATGAAGAGCAAGGAATTGAGGCCGATCCTGCATTACAGGAAACAATGAAAACTCTCTACAGACTCCGTGAATCGGGAGAACTACAATCTCTTCGTTATTTGCTTGAGGGTAGAATCTGGACAATGCAACAACATTTAATCGGTCTTCAAAGTATGATTGATACTTGTACAAATTCAAATGGAGTTCCTCCGTTTGAAACCACTAGAGCGTATGACAAGTCAATTGAGTCAGGAACCAATTTTCAATTTGCAGATGGCTGGACTACTTTGTGGCCATGTGGTGGTTGTTACTATGATGAGGTAGTTCTCGATGCTGATGGTAATCCTGAAAAAATCTTTGAGCCAAATCCAGATGGTGGGTTCCCTAATCAATTCACTAAAAGAAGATTTGTTTCTGATATAAACAGTCCCAATTGTGCTATTGCATCGTATCAAAGATCATATGATGCTTTACAGGAAACTTTGGCAGAGTTTTTGGATTACAAAGAACTTTTGTTCACAGACTACGATGAATTCATCAACAGAAAAGTTTACGTTCAATCCAAAAAACCATATTTGGAAATTCCAGAAGTTTCAACAAACACTTTTAAGAATGTAAAAAGCATCACTCGTCAAAAAATACGAGGAAGTAGATATGAAGTTTTAGCAAAAAAACAATCTTTAAAAGAGGACGTTGCTGACTCATATGATTATTTTGTAAACTACTTAGGATTTGGTGAAGAAGAATCAGAGGCACCACACCCATACTATGATCAAAAACTAGAGTTGTTTAATGGAAACGCAACGGTTTCCCCCGGAGTCAAAACATATCCTTATTTAAGTAACTCATACAATTATGAGGGGAGATTCTGGGACAGAGGAAATGGTTATGTGCGAGATGTTCCCGTTACTTATTCAACATCTAGTGGATTGTTAAATCAGTATTGGGGTTCAAGAAACTGGAGTTGGTTAAATTGGTATGGTGGTTGGGGTAGTTTCCTACCAATCTTCAGAAACAATTGGTGGTATAACAGTTATTGGCAAAACAGATATAATTATGATTATAGCACTAGAGGTTCTGGTTATTACGATGATTATTGGGATAATTTCAATTACGCATCGGTTTCTGGAGGAAATATTGCCGGGGGACTTTATTTTACAAGTTACGGTGGGTACATTGATGAATTTGAATCGACACCCATATGGTTTGAAACACAACTTACAAATCCAGCGAAGCCTGATCCAATTTTAGATGAGAATGGATCCGTTGTTGAAAATCCACCACGACCACCCTCAGACTATACCTCAGAAATAAGCGGATTCCATGTGTTGCCGGGTGTTAATGGAGTTGGTATTACGAATTATATTACTGGATTTTCACAGATTCGTGGAGATGGAGACATAAATCAAATAATTGGAAGTGACGGAGCATATGCGGCAATCTATTACGGTGATTCCAGCAAC